CTTTAGCTAACCAGTTAATAATGTCACTCTTCTCCGGTCTCGGCCTGATGGGTGGAGGTCTGGGCGGCGGAATGGGTGGTTTCTTTGGTGGCGGGATGTTTACTGGGGGTCCAGTAATAGCCGGTAGTTATAAGACTGGGGGATTAATTACCAGTGGAATGTCTACTCGAGATTCAACCTATGCCAAAGTGAGTCGTGGTGAGTTTGTTCTTCGCAAAGCGGCAGTAGATGCTTTAGGCCTAGAGACGGTCAAAGCACTCAACTCTGCAGACCCTAATAGCGTCAAAGATAAAGAAATGATGAATAGCAATGCTACCCAGGCTATGTCTGCATCAAATAGTGAAGGCGGCGGCGTTGTTAATGTTTACGTGGTAAGTGAGAAGCAATTACCACCTATGGGACCAAACGATGTGAAAGCTATTATTGGTGATGATATAGCTAGAGACGGTGAACTTGCTTCACTGGTAGCACAGGTAGCAATGAGGACTAAATAATGTCATTGGAACAGTTTAATTTTATTTACCATAAGGTCTCTCATCGTTATAGGGACCGCTCAACTAAGTTGACCTTAGGTAATCAATGGGACTATGTAACTAAGCCTACGGCCCCTGTTAGCAGGATATTCACATTGAAATATTCAGTAATGAAATATTTTGAAAATCCCCAACTTCTAGGTCCAAAGGAACGTCGGTATAGTGCTGATCATTTGGATGAGTTTTACCAACGTCACGAAACTTGGAAAGAGTTTATTTTTCAACACCACAAATTCGGGAATGTCGTGGTAAGGTTTGACCAACCCCTTGAGCTACCGGAAGGTATTACAGGGGGGGATGGCGCTATTGAACCTTTTACTATTACGTTGCGTGAGGTAGGACTTTAATTGATAAAATATTTATTAATTAATTTAAACAATATTATTGACAATAAAATTGTGAGTCCGTAGTATTGACCTCGGTTAGTAGTCCATGTGGCTCCTAATTATCGTCAATTTCCAAATCAACGCCTCAGCCTTGCTGGGGTGTTCTGTTTTTGGGTGCTTGAAAAATATTCAATCTATTCCTCTTTTCGGTATACTAGGCGAAAATTGAGGGAAATTGACGATGAAAGAACTTTCACAAGAAATTCAGTCTCAACGGCATTCGCTGACCCCTGAAGACTTAACCACCTATTTAGAAATCATTATCGAAGACACCGATGGCCAGCCGGTTATTATTCGTCTTACGGATAGAGAAACCCGTGACTGGAATGGTTCAACATGGGTACATTCACCTTTTAAAGTCTCTGGGATAGCCAATAAATCCACCGGAGAGAAGAACCGTCCTAGCCTATCACTCCCTAACGAGGGGGGGCTATACAGTTATTATCTAAACCAAGGCTTGTTAGAAGATTCGGTGGTGACACGATACAAAGCACTTCCGCACGAAAAAGGTGGCTCTCTAACGTCTCGCCACGTTTTTTATGTTTCTCACCCTAGTAATATTAGCTCGTCTATTCTCACCCTTCAGTTAAGAAGGCTTTCTGACGGTAATAAAACTAAGTTTCCCCCACGCAGATATATCCAGCCCGAATTTAGTACGGTAATAATATGATCAAAGAATTAAACACCTTTTGCGGCCATATCTACGAACAGGGTATTCAAGACTGTTACACCCTAATTAGAGATTTTTATAAGACTCGTTACCAGATGGAATTGACGAATTACGCGAGGCCGAATAACTGGATTCAGGACCCGAATTTAGATTTCTTTTCTAGGCTGTTTGAAAGAGAGGGCTTTGAGGACACGAATAATTGTCCGCACAAAGTGAGGTTCGGTGATGTATTAATGATGCGAATTGTCGGAAGTGAAGTAGTAAATCACGTAGCTATCTACGTGGGAAGACAAAAGATCCTTCATCATTTGCAAGGCCGCGTAAGTGAAATCGTTGACTATGACGATAAATGGCGTTTCCGTGTGGTTCGTGTAGTTCGACACCCAGAGATTCAAAAAACCACGGATGCTGTAGCCCTTCACAATCTGCATAAAGGTTTACCTATTCACCTGCGTGCCAAATTACGGAGTGCTAAAAGTGAAAAAGTTGAGTAATTTATGGAATGAGAAAGCCGAGCGCTGCGGCTTTATTCTAAAGTCCGGTGAAATTGTTGAAGTCGATAACATAGCTGAAGACCCCAAGAATGAGTTTGAAGTCTCAGAGTCAGATTTTGAAAAGTACTACGAGGACACCGTGGCCTCGTGGCATTCACATACCGATGATTTTTCAAATCTTAGCTTATCAGACTACTACACCTTTTTAGCTCTTCCAGAATGGGACCATTGGATAGTGTCGAAGTACAAAGCGGTTAAATTCTCGGTGAAGTCTGAATGTGTAATTTTAGAGGAGGTAGTCCCTCATGGTGACAATTAATCTCGTGGGGTTTGGGAACACTATTCCTAAGGTTATTAAGACCGTTGCGGCCAATTATAGGGAAGCCCTTGAAGCATTAAAACTGCAAGAGCCTTTTAATCCGCGTAAGGCTAAGGTTCGCTATGTTTGTGAGATAGAGGGAATTAACTCTACGCTAGACTTAGATGAGCCCGTTAATGAAGGGGTAATGACCCTCAGACGCAAGCAAACACTTAAAACACTAAAAGGTTTTCAAGGTAGTGGGGGTAGTAATGGGTGGGTAAAAATAGTAGTCGGTATTATCTTAATATCGATAGCTATTATAGCCCCACCAATTGCTGTGGGTTTCACCGCTTTAGGCTCTGCGGGTATGGTAAGTGTTAATGTTTTATTAGCTAATATTGGTTTTGCCTTAATCGTAGGGGGACTAGCACAGGAGCTCATGCCCACACCCGAGAACAATACTTCTGAAGAAACCAGCAATACCGCAACGTCTTACCCTAACACCATACGTTCAGGTACCCCCGTGGCGATGATTTTTGGGCGCCATAGGTTCGGTGGCCACTTGTTCCAGTTTAATATTGAAAGTGTTGGTAGGTCTTCTGCAGATATTAGAAATTTTACTAACGTTGTTTGGGATGAAGTTAGTGACAACCGACGAGATTCTTGGTCTACTCTATACTTCAATAGTGAGTCTCAGGAAGTAGGCCAAACTACTTGGACCCCGAGAGGGGGTCGCGAGATTGATGGTATAAGAAACCAACGAACACTTTAAAATCTGGATAAATTGACGATATTGGGGCTTAAGTGGCGCATAACACGTTCAAAGGCCGCGGAGGGGGTAGTAAACCCTCTAATGACGCGGACAACCTATTTTCTACCGACGCATTTGAATTCGTCCTTGGAGTATCCGAGGGACCGATAGGCGGCGTCGTGGGTGATACCCCAGAAGAAAAGCTTCGCAATATCTTCATTGACGATACACCGGTATTCAACAGCCTAAATCAAACTAACTTTGATAACGCCAGCTTAATGCTGCGTTTCGAGCAAGGTACTTTGATTTCAGCAAAAGACGACCCTGAAGAAGGCCAAACCCCTATATGGTTTGCTTTAGGGGGACAAAATATTATTCAGCAAGTTTCTGCGAACTTAGCGTATCTCGCGCCGGTGACACGAACTACGGTTACAACAGTGTCGGGGTTCGATGAGATTGAGTTACGTTTTACGGTATCTCAGTTAGTTCGCTACACTGATGATGGTTCAAAAACCCACCGAGCTAACTTTCGAATCGAGTATAAAAACCTACTGGATGATAATTGGGTTTCTAGCTCTATGGTTATTTCGGGTAAAACCACGGTCAGTCCTTTTATAAAAGTTCATAATATACGCCTCCCCAGAACTAAACCTAATGACCAGTTTGAGATTAGAGTTACCCGTTTGACTGAAGACTCTAATGAGGAAGAAGTAGCGGCGATATCTTGGACTAGCTATGAGCTGTTAACTAAATCTGGTGACGCCTACACTGAGAATGGTGTGGAATATAGTGACTCGGATTTAGAGTATCACCCTGGGCTTGCGATGATGCATGTGGTTGGGGTTCTTGGCCAGCAGCTCACAAATATCCCAAATGTTAGTGCCAATTATGACGGGATAAAGTGTTCAATACCTTCCAATTACGATCCTAAAGCCAAGACTTATGAAGAGAGTTCGGCATGGGACGGGCAGTTTAAAGCTCAAAAGGCTACCACCGACAACCCATTTTGGATTGCTTATGAGCTGGTTACCAATCCTGTTTGGGGCATAGTAAAAGCAAACCCCCGTGTGAAGATTAATCGTTATACCGTTTATCGTATGGCTAAGTACGCGGACGGTTATGACTTTCAGACTAATGAAAAGAACTTAACCAACCCTATTACGGGACAGGAAAAGTGCCCTCGTTATACATTTAATGCGGTATTGACTGAGCCTCAAAATGGGTGGGACGTTCTTCGTTATGTCTTAGGTAGTGCTTTCGCTAGGCCGATTGAAGAAGACTCAGGCGAAATAAAATTTATCGCCGATTTGCCAAGCCTACCGGTTGCTTGGGTTACACCTGAAATGTGCATGACCGAAACGGATGGGTCTCCATTCTCGTATAATTTTTCGGCACTATCTGAGCGCCACAATGCTGTGACTTCCAGCTACATTGATGCCTCACTAGATTATGAACAACAGTACGTTGCCGAGATTCGTGATGAGGACTCTATCCTTAAATATGGGTTGAATACCCACGAGTTTGATGCAAAAGGCGCGACGGATATCTGGGAAGTAAAACGTAGAATGACGTTTTATATCTCTTCCGTAACGACAGAGACTAGAACGGTTTCTTTTTCCGCACCCCAATTAGGGATGGAATTTGAACCTATGGATATTATCAATATTGTGGACCCCGAGACAGGCCATGCTTATTCGGGAAGAGCGGTTAAGTTAGAGAGCAAAGCGGTCACACTTAGAGACCCAGTGTATTTCGATGAGGGCGGGACCTATAACGTAAAAGTAATGGGGAAATACGAAAACTTCGATTTCACAATGGATGTGCTCTCTTCAGACATTGGTAAACCTATTTACAGGTTGAAGCTAAAACAACCTATGCCGGACCTTGCACTATTTAATAAATATGCGCCGGTTGTGGTTTCAGCTTCAAGAAATGGCCAGCTTATAGGTCTTCCCAAGCCATGGCGCATTATCTCGGTAAATGAGAATGATAGCATCCCCGAGCTTTATGACTTCTTTTGTCAGGAAGTAAACCTCAACAAACACACGGATGCCGACAACCTTATTATTTCGGAAGCCCCTAAATACTCGTTTCTTCTGAGGCCGCAAGTTCGCAAAGTAAAAAACCTTCGGGTTGTTGATGAAGAGCATATTCAGGTTCGTGGTGTAGAGCAGATAAACTTATGGATTGGTTGGGAGCTAGAGGCCCCATTACCTCCTGGGGGTTATTTTGAGGTTCGCATTACGGAACAATCGGTTAATGGTCGAGAGTACACCACAAAAACCAACAACCTTTATTTCGAAATTCAGAACGTAAAGCTTGGGGATATTCAAATAGAGGTACGCAGTGCTCAAGGGGATAACGCCAGCCCTTGGACGGTTCTGCAATGGTCTACAACGATGGTTTCTGCGGAGGATTTGAGAGACGCGGGTATAACCCCAGAAATCGCTATTCGCTATGAGAACTACGCCTTAACTATTGACAGTAAAGTAATGTTTGACTTTGGCTCTACAGAAGTTAACCGCGTTAACTTACTTGAGACAAATGGTGTGTTGGGTATTCAGTTTAAGATATACGACGATGTGGACCCAGATAACCGCGTGCACCTTTTGACCAAGACCGCAAAGTCTTCGCTAATTATTCCTAAAAGCGAGTTCGAGGTTGCTGTTGAAGGTAAGGAACTGCCTTCTGATTTATATATTACAGCACGCGTTGTGGATCTTGTCGGAGGCTTTTACCCCGACCTGTTCCAAAGTCCCC